TGTTTGGGTCGTGTCCGAAACCAGAAGAGGAATTGAAAAAGATGATGGTTGATAAATTATTAATTCCTCTTTTTCAGAAAAAATGGGATGTTGTAAAACAAAACCTTTTACGATTTGGTGCCAAGTTTCGCACATTTAAAGACGAGTTATATCTTTATCTTTTAAAAACGATTGAACTCCTCGTCCAGGAACATAAGACAGGCGAACAACAATTGATATTTATTCTTCCTCCTATTAAATTAAAGCCAGAATATGAGATATATAAACTTATTTACAAAAATATTAAATACGACGAAGATAAATTAGAACGCATCAGAACTTTACTAAAGAAAGAAAACATTACTTTTGATAAAATAAAAAATCAGATTTAGATTTGCGTTTGGATTTGCGTTTGGATTTGCGTTTGGATTTGCGTTTGGATTTGCGTTTGGATTTGCGTTTGGATTTTATGCCACCTCTGTTTTTAATTTCGAATTTTTTTGGAAAAGGATTTAAAAATGGTTGTTTCGAAGTTTCTGAAATTTTAAAACAACCATCGAGTCTAATTCCATGTAAAAATTTAATATAACTACGTAACTCACCATATCTATTTTTTGTAAAATTAATTTCCGGTATTGATGGGATTCTTGTTGAACGGCAAGTAAATGAATATAGGCCTGGATATGCACCTAAATGTTGTAAAGGTGTCGCAACTACAAAAATGGCAATTATCCCTCTATTATCAATATATTCTTGTTTTGTTTTCTTTCTACTTGTACACACAAGTACGTCCCTTTGTATAAAGGGGACGTCGGAATTTCTTGCTATAAAAATACGAATAAATTTATTTCCACCCGGACCTTGTATAATAATTTCGTTTGATTTAAGTGTCGAATGTTTTACCAACATATCGTTTAAAAGGAGCGAATCACCTGAATTATAAATTCCTCTTAAATTGGTATCAACTATTCCTTTTTTATACACCCCAAGAATATTTTTTTGTATTTGAGGTATTCTTCCAAGAGTAGTGTCGTCTGGATACATGCCATGTTCATCCATCAAATTATGCATTATGCTTTTAGATTGATCTGTAAACAATATTTCAGACCCAACGACTGGATTAAAACTCGTGGGACTATTTTTAAAATATGTAAGTATATTAAAAAGCGTACTATCATTATGAAAACCAACTTCAATATTATTACTATTTCTACATGAAAATGTAAATGTTATATTTCGATTTTCTGGATTTTCTTTATAAAGATTAAGTATCCCACTGAAATTTAATTGTTGGCTTATAAAACGTTCTAGTTTTTCGTGTAATGGATTATTCTGATATTCTTCGAGTGTAATATTATTGTATATTTCTTTTTCGAGTTCTGTTTTTTCGTGATCTTCGTGGAAAAATATAGGATAAATTTCAGCAACAATTTCATCACCATCGTCATACATAAATCCTTTAAAAGTCATTCCATCAAAAAAAAACATTTCTTCAAGGAATCCCCAACTTGTAAATTCCTCGTCTCCTCTAAATTTTTTTAATAATGGGTAATCTTCGATTTTTAATGAAAAATTTTCTTGTATATCGTCTTCGGTAATTTCATCTGACATATATTATCTTTATAATATATGTCTATTCATTTTGATAACTCGGAAAATTGTATTCCCATTAAAAACTGTAACATCCCCATTAACATTGCTAATATTTGCCAAAAATATTCCAATTTTCAATTAGTGGAAGATAGTGATATCCCCATTCAACTCGAAACAATTCCCATTTGCCTCAATACATTCAAATATTTGTTTTATGAGACAGATTGTTTCAATATCAATCCGTGCGCATGTAATAATCCAAATCTTTTTCATTACGTCTCTCTTTTGCCCAACGACAGAACAAAAGTCGATGGAATGCCTTTTAGTCTTCTCAACGAAATCTATTCAAATATAGAAGAATGTTTGAATATAACCATTGAAGCAATTGAACCAACCTCGCGAATTGTATTGAATAAAGAAATAAGTAGTATTAAATCTTTGTGCCAGCTACATTGTCAATCCTTGGTAAATTCGTTAAGATGGTGCGACATTGTTAATATGGTATTGAGTGATCCTAATTATAATCCAGATGAGCCATTGAATTTACGCATTACTTTGGTATTTGTAAGTAGTACACAGGATGTGAAAAATGTAGTAGTGAGCATGAATTACGGCATTACCGATTTTGAGCTATAACGCCTTTTTCGTCTCTTTCGTTTGGTTCCTTTTGCGTGTATAATTTTCGTCATTTCACAAATTCGAACACACGACGAATCGTCTTTAACAAAACCATATTTTTCATAAAAAGAAATAGCGTCTTTAACGGATGTTACGCGGACTCGTGTAATCATCAGTGTTTTACATATATTTTGGATTTGTTTCATTAAAATTTCGCCTGCACCATAAATCCCAGTATGCGAACAAAAAATAGAAATATACACAGAATTGTCATCAATATTGAAGTTTAATAAAGCAAATCCGAAAATATTGCCATTCGGTAATATTTTAGAATCGCCGATAACGATCACCGCATCTGCTTCATCGAAACTATCGATAATATACCCTTCACTTAATCCTCTACATAAAAATTCAGTGATAGATATCATTCTCATGATAGATTCTTGTATATGCGAATAATCTTCTTCGACATTAAATTTACTATCAAGAATTATTTTTATATCTTCTATTCCGTCTCTCGGCGCTAGATTTGGATTGAAAAATAAATAGGGCTGAATATCTAATTTTGTTTTTAAATTATATTTCATTAATTATAATAAATATTTTTAAAAGAGGACTTTATGGATAAAGATCTGGATTTAGATAATTACGACTTTTATGATTTATTACAAGTTTTCAAAATAGATCTAAGTGATTCGATAAAATTACAAATGGAAAAAAAACAGAAAAAAATGACCGAGATAGAAACAAAATATTCTGAAAACATTAGTTGCTTTTATAAAAAAGTATTTGTGATTCTCTCTTGTTTGGGAGAATTATTTGACCAATCTTTTATTTTAGATGTGGAAGACGACGAAAATATTTATCGTTATATTCAAAAAATAAAAAAGGTGGATGACTTTCATACAAAAGACATTAATGAACTAATCCATATTTTCACAAATAAATCTTTTTTATTAAACAAAGATGAGAGTAGCGGAATCTTACAAATGAATCACAATCCAAACAATATTTTTTACAATTCTAACCGAAACACGAATAATCCCGCAGTGGCACCTTTTCCTCGCGTGATAAATTCATTCCCAAACCCGGTTGCTGATGGAAGCGTCAACTACTTGAAAAGAATGGTTCAAACAACCAACCTCCACTTGAATTCTTGTTTTCGCGAAAACTACTACAAGAGCAATCCGTGTGATTTTTTTTACACTCTACCCGTTTCTCTCCAAAATACGATATCTATCCAACTTTCTTCCATTGAATTGCCCAATGCCTGGTATTTGTTTTCTACTTTAAAGGCAAATAATCAAATGAAGATCCAAGTAAATCGGGATAAATCGGCATTTGTATATGAAATTGTCATCCCCGATGGAAATTACGATATTTCTTCGTTACCTCACTATTTGAACACGACTTATTTTTATCTTTCAGACACTGAAACCGATTTAAAATATTTAAAGATCCATATTAATCCAGTAAATGGAAAAACGAGTATAACACTCGTCGAAGAATGCCTTACCTTTTCAGTGTATTTTAACGAAGTTCCAAATGCGAATATCATGCAGAGACTTGGTTGGACGCTCGGATTTCGCTTGACAAATTACTTGAATGTAACGGAAATTGTTTCCGAGGGATTATATGATGGGGGTGGGGACAGGTATATTTATGTTTCCGTGGAAGATTATCAAAATAATGTAAATGAAAATAATATTGTTTGTTTCGACAGGTCGATTTTAGATGATTATGTGATTGCGAAGATACCGCTTGTCAACGGGAAGTTTTCAGTTACTTCCAATGATTACAATGGACTTTCTTTGAGTAAAATACGAAAATACAATGGTCCAGTAAATATACGGCGATTACACATTAAACTAATGGATAAATTCGGCGAGATAATCGATTTGAATAATATGGATTATAGTATCACATTTGAAATGGAGGTATTATATGAAAATTTGAATGCGATTTAACGTCGTTTTCTTGGTCTGGATTTTCTTGATTTGGATTTTCCTCCAGCCACGATACACTGGTTTTCGATTAGATTTTCTGGAGGGCTAACAGTTTGTAAAAGCACCATTTCATCCCCTTTTTTGTAAATATGTTTAAATCTGTCTTCACTATATATTTTTGCCGGTGTTTGACCAATGACTTTCATCTCTTTAACGGTTGTCACATAATCATCGATTCCGACTTGCGGCCACGAATCGAAATTAAAGTCTGGGACTAAATTATCCATAGAGTTTTTAGAATAACTATACTCGTGATTCTTACATTTATCTCCATCCCCTGTATGAATTTTGATTTCAAAATCCTTAAAATTATATATTTTGTCTGCCTCTTTACATTTAAAAGTATATATTTCGTGTCTCATAACTTTCAATATCCTTATCCCAAAACTCCATTTTTTTAAAAAACAATCAAATATTCCATATTCTATCCTATTTTATTTTTTCAAGGTTAAAAAAATTGAAAACTTTTTGCCTCCTTTTGATACAAAAAAGATATGCAGCCTTTTCCTGAATTCCCACAGCTACCAAGAGTTCCTTTTCACACTCTTCCAGAGGCTACTTTGGAGAGAAGAGTGTTTATGTTAGAAAGTTACCTCTCGCGTTTAGAGAATGATTTCTCGCAGAGGTTCTTTGATCTAGAAGGACAGTCAGAGCAGATGAAAAAGCAGATGGATTTTATACAAGAACAAAATCAGAATATTTTAGGCGAGCAGATACAACTGTCTTTGCGAATAGAGTTGATACGTCGAACTGTCGGTGAACACGAGCGAAAACATGCGGAAACTAAGGAAGAATTGGATGAAATTTATGAAGATACGAAAATCCGCGAGCAGAGCATTGCTTCCTATAGAGAAGCTGTGATGGAAGCTACCGACTATTGTTCGCATGTGGAGAAAGACGCACACAACCTCAGATACCAGATGAAAGATGTGGATTTTATTGTTGAAGGGCTGGCAAAAGATTTGAAAAATAACGAGGAAGCAGTAAGTCGAATTTTTCTGAAAAATAATAAACACGCACATTTAATTGGGGGCACAATGGAAAGAATGGACGATTTGGAGAATGCTTTGAAAAGAACAAGTGGGGCTTTGGAAGGTATTCGAGAATTAAAAGAAAAAATGGAACGTTATATGGAAAAAGTTGAAACATGTGAAAGCCACGTAGACTCTAGCGATTCGGATACCGGTGATTATTATACAAGATATTCAGATCCCGACTATCATTCAGATACCGACTCAGATAATTATATGGCAGGGCTAGACGCATATTTCGAAAATGTAGACTCGGACGATTCAATCGAACCTCTCGCAGAACAAATCAAATTGCCTATCGCACCTTCACTTTCGAGCGATATTTACGAACAACAATTTCCTAGTCTTTAAATAACCATTTATCCACGGTGCTGCGAACACAAAAAAGACGATGAGATATAATTCCTAGTAAAAATAAAAAAAGTAAAACATTTATAAATTTATATTTGGTATATAAATGTATAATGTATGCCCCTATCACAGTAACAATTACATCCACAATCGCAATGTTTAAAAAACGATATGAATGAATACCTTGCCCTTCTTTGCCGATTATATTTTTATATTTACACAGCATTCTATTTGCCTACATTTTAAATGCGTTTTCTTTGTGCTAAATATGCGGAAGAGGTTGTCCCCACTCTTCCTAAATCACTATGGGGCTTGTAAAAATAATTCGTTGGATTATTGTAAGTAAAACACATTTTTTTATTTGCTTTCAATGCCTCTATAATAGAAGGTCTGTTTTGATAAAGAGTGCTAAAGTATATTGCGCGAGAAACAGGTTGTGTTACCGGGGCAGGTGCGTCGGAATTCATATATTATTATTATATTATTTACAATTACATGGTACACCATATCTCACTCTTCCAACCATGTTATTGAAATTGGGGCGGTACATTGGACGGGATCCAAAAGGCATGCGAACGGGGCGACGAATGGGAAACATATATATTATCTTTTATTTTTTGATTTATTTTCTTCTGTTTCCCAAGATCTTTTGCCTAGAATTGAGGATGCGAGTATAGGGTGTTTTGACAGAGTTCGTCTGGATGAAGTGTCTGTGCCAAGATGTACAGGTGATTTGAACAATGGATCTACCTTTAAACTAAGTATTCTGTCTAATGATCTATTCTCATAATCCGTTATGATATCCAAAGCACTGGGTTCATAGTATTTAATAGAGGAATATTGAGAGAAGCCTTGATACCAATTTTGATAAGCAACAAAAGCGTCTTCGCCATTGTTGCTTATAGTAGTCAATAATTTTTGACCAGCCGGTGGTATCAACCTCCAAAATAATCTAAACGCTCCTACAGCGTATATTTGCGGTTCTTTAATTGAGAGGTCCTCTTTTCCAATACATTGTCCATAAAACCTTCCTGTTATGGTTGGGGGTTGTCTGTTTCTTTATCGGTATTATATAATACACGAGCACGATATATTAAATGATCAAAACTAAAACCATAAAATTGAATTAAATAATTTTTTCCAACTTCAACATTTTCCCAAAGAACTTCCTTCATGTTAGAAAATTCCTCCATTTTTTACTATTTTATTTTATTTGAATAAAAGGTTGGTTGTATATTTTAATATCTATATCTTGTCTCTTATATTCTGTGTCATTTGGAACATCATTCACTATACTCATGGTAGTTAATTTGCCGTTTACGTCTTGTGTATATATAAATTGTGTTTTTACTAATATTGGATTAATTATCGTAAATAGTGGTATTAGTATTTGAGGCCTAGAAGAAGTGGCCGGTAAATTAATTGTTTGAACTCCTTGAGGATATTTTGTTATAGTTTCCGTATTTACATCCCATGGACTTGCTATTAAACTTCCATAACCAATTTTTTCATTTGTATCTCTATCGAAAAAAGTAGAAAATCCTGTAAAAAAATTATTTGTTATTATGGAGGGG